CTTGTCTTTTTTCTTTTGTTTTTTGTGTGATTTTCTTTTTTCTGTTTTATTTGTTATTTTATTTTTTCTTCTTTTTGATTTTGGAGCCAATGATTTTAATGTTGATACTCTTTTTTCATTTTTTTTTAAAACGAATTTTTTTTTTTTTTTATTAAAAAATAAATTTGGAATATCAATGATGATTGTATTAATTTTATCATATTTTATATCTTTTATTTTTTGTAATTTTTTCCTTTCTATACATTTATATAAAAATACTGTTAATTTTTCGTTTGTTTCATCATCTAAATTATTATTATTTTTATATTTTATTATAAACTTTTTTATTAATTTTATTTTAGATGATTTTCCTAATTTATTCCATGGTTTAAGTTTATTTTCTTTTTTTTCTTTTATTAAAAAATCATCAATATCATTAACATTTTCTTTTTTTTCATCAATGAATTTTGAATTACTTAATAACATATTTTGATACTTAATGTTTTTTAATTCAGTACAATCATCGTTGTTTTTTTTATTTTTCATTTAATAATAATATATATTATGGTGATAAGTTTAAATTATTTTAAATTATAACATAAAAATATATGAAAAATCTATAAAATGTCATAAACGACATTATACCTTTTTCCAAATGGTATATAATTAGTTGTATATCCTTTTATAGTTACTTGATTTCCCTTTTTTATCTTTAATTGTTCAGAAACAAAACTATATTTTCCAAATAAAATACTATCTCTCCATTTATATTTTATATTATTTTTGTCCCAAAAATATAATTCAGGCAGAATCACACCAATCGTTCTTAATCTTCTTTTTTTTATTTGAATTGTTCTTGTAAATGAATTTAATTTATGCTGACGTAAATCGTAAGCAAATTTAATGGGAAATGATATTAAAAATAGTATTATTGAAGAAATGTATAAAAATCGTTTAAATCGTTTATTCATATATAATATTTAAAAATATTTAAAAAATCTATAAAATGTCATAAACGACATTATACCTTTTTCCAAATGGTATATAATTAGTTGTATATCCTTTTATAGTTACTTGATTTCCCTTTTTTATCTTTATTATTTCAGATATAAAACTATATTTTCCAAATAAAATACTATCTCTCAATTCATATTTTATATTATTTTCGTCCCAGAAATATAATGTTGCCATTTTTAATCTTCTTTTTTTTATTTGAATTGTTCTTGTAAATGAATTTAATTTATACTTACGTAAATCGTAAGCAAATTTAATGGGAAATGATATTAAATATAGTATGAATAAAGTGAAAAAAAAAAATCGTTTAAATCGTTTATTCATATATAATATTTAAAAATATTTAAAAAATATTATAAATATAATATTTAAAAATATTATATATAAATATGAAAAATATGAAAAATATAAATATGAAAAATATAAATATGAAAAATAAAAAAAAATGGAATACTGAATTATTAGATAAAAATAATCATACAAAATATGTTAATATGATATATTTAGAACAAGAATTTACAAATAACAATTTAATAAAAAGTGCATTAAAATCAAAATTAAGCAGTTATAGACAACAAGATACAAAGAAAAAAAGATATATAAAAGAAAAATTTATTACATTTGAAGAGTTGCTAGAAAAATTAGTAGCAACAAAATTAATTTGTTATTATTGCAAAAAACAATGTTTTTTGATTTATGAAAACAAAAGAGAAATGTTGCAATGGACACTTGACCGAAAAAATAATGATATAGGTCATTACAATAATAATGTAGTTATATCATGTCTAGAATGCAATTTACAAAAAAGAAGAAGAAATGAAGAACATTTTAAATTTGCAAAGCAAATGAATATTATCAAAAAATACTGAAATTTATCTTCCATAAATTTGTCTGTGTATTAAATTTTTCGGATTTTTATAATAATTAATTTTATATCTATAATACTTTTTACATATCTTTTGAAAGTTTAAAAATGAATAATTAATATTACAAAAAGTTCTTTCTTGATATTCATATAATTTAAAAATATTTATTTGATAATTTTGCATGACAATGGGAATTTTAATTAGTTCTTCAAATGAAATAGTTTCAAAATCATCTAAAGCATAAATAACAAAATTTTTTTTTTCAAAATAATTTAACAGTTTTATTTCTGAAAAATTATAGCCATAATCTTCGGTCCATTTAACAAAAATACCTATTTTCATAATTTTATGTTAAATTAACAAAAAATTAAAATAATATCAATTTAATAGTAATGAGTTTTGTTCATTTATGTTGGAAAATAAATGATGAAAAAATAAAAAAAAGTAAAAGAAAAAGAAAAAATGACATGTTAGAAAGAGAAATAGAGAGAAATTTAGATACAACATTTGATTCAAATAATTTTTATAATAAATTAACAGAACAAACAAAATTTACAGAAGAAAGTAATCAGAGTAATATGAATTTAATTAATTTTAGAGATAGTATTGAAATAAATGTTGAAAATAGAAATAATAATAGAGAAATTTTAGAAAAAAGACTTAATAATCGTGATAAAATGGCAAATGGATGGATAAATCCATTTTTACCTACAAACCAATATTTAAAAGATATTTCAAATGAAGATAAATTTTTAAGACCTAAAAATACTAACCAAATTAACAAAGAAAAAAATACAATAAAAAATTGATTTTATTAATGAAAATACATAATTTCTATATAAGTATTTAAATAACATTTGGTAAAGATAATATAAATGGCTTCATATACTACGCAAAATAGTCTTTTATTAGATAAATTAACTGAATTTTATAATAAAAATAATAATATCGATAAAATTTTACCAATAATAAATGGGGAAAGTAGTATTTCTTTAAGATTAATCGATTGGTTTGTTACAAACTATAGTAAAAAACATTTTACTTTAATAAAAAATAAAAATAAAAGATTTAAGGTTTATATAGATTATAAATTAAAATTAAAAGCATATTCAAAAAAAAGATTTGACCCTTTTTGTCGTTGGGATAGAATAACAATACCTTATAAAAAAAATTCTTTAATGGAAACAACCATAGGACAATTAAACTTTTTTAAGTGGGTTATTAATAATAATATTATAGAATATATTGAAAAACATTTTGATGAAATTAATAATGACCAGTGTAAAAGAAATAGCACATCTAAAAATAAGTTAAAACCCAACAATAAGACAAGAAAAAAAAGAGAAGAATTATCAATATTTGCTTCAAAAAGTATAAAAAAAGAAAAAGTAAAAATAGTGGTTGAATTTAAATAATTATCAAATTAAAAAAAATTATATAATTTAAATAATTATATGATTTATATGTATATAATATAATGCAAATATTAATATTAGGTTTATTAGTATTATTAATATTAATAGGACAAATATATAAAATTATTAACAATAAAAATAAATTATCACAAGAAGCATTTGATATGGTTAATAAAAAAAAACATCAAACCGAATATTGGGAAAATTCTATAAGATATAATAAATCTTTAGGTGACAAAGGCCTACAAGATACCATAGAACAAATAGAAAAAAATGAATCGTCTGATAATTTTGTGGCATTAGATTCAAATAATGTTTTAGTTGAAACATTCCATGGCGAAAGCAGTAGAAGAGATACAGAAAATGCAATTGAGACATGTCGAAGTTTAACTAAATGTGAGCAATTGGATGAATTTCCAAACTGCGGTTATTGTGCTTCCACTAACAAGTTTGATTATGATAGTGGTTCAGGTATCTCTCCAGATGTATGCTTACCTAGTAAAGAAAATGCTGTATATGGTAATAATTACAATTTCAACGTAAATTCTTCTTCACATGCACCAAATGCACCCAGAGGCAACCAATGGGCTAAAACAAAATATGATTGTTTAAAAGTACAAAGGCAGAATATTTGCGATAAAGTAAAAACATGCACAAATATGGCATCGGGAACAGAAATAGGGAAAATATGTGGTTGGTGTCCATCTGATTCTAGAGCAAAGGTAAAAACAAATGGAAAAAAAGCTTTATTATTGTATGATGGTAGTGGTGATAAAGAATCCAACAGTAAAATAAAAAGTGATAAATGTCCCGATATGGGAAGGTCTGACCCGTTTGACCCCGCAGGAGAACCGCTTTTTTCAGAATTAACTAAAGCTGGGTCATGTTCAGTATGCGATGAACCCACAGGAAATCCAAATAAAGCAAGAGGTGCGACAGGGGACATGCATTCTAAAAAATGCTTACAATCATTGTGGGAAGCACCATATATTGATCCAAGTGGGATATATAATGTAACTTGTAACACAGAATATGATGATATAAAAACAGCAAATGAGGGACATTATAGAAATAAAAGTTCTAATACAGGAAAAAAACCATATTATTGGATTGCTGCTGAAATGAAAAAAAATTTAAAAAGACCTATAGCGAAATTTATGAAAGAACACGATGAATTAAATGAAGGTGGTGGGCCACATTGGGGATTAGTAAATGGTAAATATAGAAGAGATTACGATATAGATAATACAATAGCAGGTGTAACTCATGTAGATAAAATGTGGAAAAAGTGTTTTGGAGAAAATTCAAAAGGAAATGTAGCAGACAATTTTGGCGCCAAGTAATTAGTTTAGTAAATTATTTTCATAATATAATTTATACAATGCAAATTATATTATCATTTATATTATCAATAATTATATTAATATCATTTATATATCATTTTAAAAGTAAAATAGAAGGACTGGAAATAAAAGTAACAGGTGATATGCAACCAGACCCTAAATCTGAAATATATGCTTTCAACTTAAGACAAGCTCAAGGAATATGGAAAGATATAGGCTGCACAAATGGTTCTTATAAACCCACTGAAGAAAATAAAGATTTATGGAAACATGAGAGATGGCGAGAAGAATTAAAAGCATACAAAACTGAAGCGGATTTATATGAAAAAGAACATAATTATTATGATTTTGTTGGGAAAGATATCGATGGTGTTACACCTTTAAAATATGTAAATAGACCTGCTGTTGGTATTGGTAAGGCATATAAAAGATGTCATGATGCAAATTTTAAAACATCCTATAATTTTCCAAAACCGGGTGATAGAATTAAAATTAAAGAAAATACAAAAGGTAAAAGCACTCCATACTTTAGTGGTATTGTTTTAAAAGGAAATGTTGATAATGCCACACCTTTAGAAGTTTTGTGGGATAAAAAGGGGGCAGAAGGAACAATGGAAAAAGATACAAAAAGAACAGAAACAAAAACTTTCCCTGTTCAAACAGATGATATAAAGATAAAAGAAGATAGTGCAGAATTTGGTTGGCCTTATAAAGAATGGGATAGACATCCAGACCCATCTAAAAAACAAGACAAATTTGTTTCTGAAAAAGATTGGATTAAAATGAATGATATGGGGGGTAAGGTAGATAGTAAAATAGTATATAAATCAATGGAATGTTTAACAAACACAAAATGTGATAATTTAAATTGTACAAAAAGAAAAGATGAAATATTAAATAGATATCCAATTACATATTATTGTAAAAGGGATGATAAAAATAACCGTCCTTTAGGGACTGGTCATATTTGCAAATCTGGTGCAAGAAAAGGAATGATAACGCAATATTATGATAAATTTTCTATGTGTTTTAGTGATGAAAAGGGTTATAGTTATGGTAGAAAATTTGCAAAACAAGAATGTGACGTAGGAAATTCTGAAAATTATAATGGTGTTGGGGAACAGTTTCGGAAAAAATTGCAGAGTTTGTTTGGTGGTGAATGTTATGCGTTAATAAGTGATAAGTCCAGTTCAGGTGGAAATAGAGCTATTGTAGGACAAGGTAAAAATTATACTAATGCTGATTTAAAAAATTTAGGTTTAAAAGATGGAAAAATTATTTCTACAATATTATTTGGTAATGAATATTGTTATGCAAAATTCAGTGGTGGTAAAGATGTAAAAAAAGGAACATGGACTATATCACCGACTGATGGTAGTTCTTCATCATCTATAGAATTATATAAACAAGAAAAAGGATGCCAAGTAAAAATTAACGGGACTTCAGACCCGTTTTATGATTTAGAAAAAACTCAACCTGGATTGTCTGGTGGAACAAAATTTAATGTAGACCAAATGTCAGCAAAGGGTGTAAAAAACGACTCGACTAAATCTTTTGAATTAACAGGTAGTGGTGGTTTTAATGATGCTAATTGTAGAGTAGCGTTTTATGATTCAACACCGGAACCAAGTTTCACACCACCATTAAATTTACCAGTAGCATTAAAAAATGGTGAAGAAATTAAACTAAATAAAGGTAAAGTGTCAGCTATGCATGTATTTAAAAACATACCACCAATTTTACCCCCTGGAAAATATAAAATTGTAAGTAAAAGGACTAGGAAAGAATGTTCTACATATAATGAATTTTCTTGGGGAAATACAACAGGTAATGTTTTTTTACAATGCGATAATAGAGGGAATGGGCTTATTCCAAATAATACTTTTACAATTGAACTAGTTGCTAACACAAATAATAAATATTATATTAATCAAGGTAAAAGATGTAAGCATCAGCAAATTGGGCTTGGTTACAATATAAAATGTGATGATAAAGGTTCAGACACTTCTTCGAATAGTAAGTTTGAAATAACACCTGCTTCAAAAGGTTACTATAAAATAAAAAATGAAAAAACAGGTAAATACTGTAGAAATCGAAAAGATATTTTAATGCCGGGTGGTGGTATAATAGCATGTGATGTGAGTTATGCTAGAGAATGGGAAGAATATCAATTTATATCAACTGAAGATGAAAAATTTTCATAAATATATATAAAAAATATATATTTTTAATATATATATTTTATAGTAATGAAATTAACTTTGATAGGATTATTTATAATAATAATAATAATGCTATTGGTCCAAATATCTTTTAGAGATAATTTTGACCTCATGAAACAAAAAGCATTTAGAAATGATCAAATAAATTATAATTTAAAACATTTAACATTAATACAATCTGACGGGAAAGAAATAGAATGTGGTGAGTTAAACAGTGATAAAACAAATATAAATAAAAAAACTATTTGTGAAGGATATGAATCAATGGCTGAAAATGAATATGCCCTTGCAGCTGAAAAATGTAGCATAGTAAATGGTATAAAAGATTGGAGAGTAAGAGCAAATAGAATCCCAGAAACAGGACCAACAGAAACAAAGGGTTGTGGTTTTTGTTACGATACAAAAAATGTATATTATGGTGATGAAAAGGGTCCATTTAAAGATATTGGACCAAGAGTTTGTAATAATTGGATAAAACCTGGCGGATATGGAATAGGTGGTACCAATCATAAAAAAAATATATTTGGTGTTTATCCATTTGAAGATGACCTTTATAAAACCCCATCTAATAAAAATTTGCAATTTGGACAGGGTGTTGTAAAAGATACTATTAAAATGTACGAACAAGATTTATGCAGGCAAATGAAAAATTGCGGAGACCAAAATATTATGGGTGCTGATGGAACACCGTTGTGTGGTTGGTGTACTACTGGTAGAAAAGGTGATGGCGAAGGAGAAGGAATGGTTAGAAAAGGTGGAACCGATAAATTCCAAAATGAAACGAAATACGATGACGATTTTTGCCATTGGACAAGAGAAATTAATGAGAAAGGACAAAAAACATTTTTATATAAAAAAGAAACAAAAGAATTGAAAGAATGGCGGGGAAATTCTGGAAAACCAATTACCATTACAATAGGTGATTTAAGTGGTACATCGGTTACATTAGATAACCCAGGTCGATTAATGAATGGGTTAAAACATTGTGCCGCATCTGCTCAATTGTTTCCTTGTTTTCCTAATTTTACTGGTAATGTTGCAAATGAAAATGGAGAAATAAAACATTCCAAGAGATGTTATGATGATATTTGGCGAAATTATGCCTTATATAAAGATACAGTGTGTAATGGCGATATAAAAGATAGAATTAACAATGAAGAACATGGCTTACCTCAATCAAGGACATTTAGATTATGGGATAAAACATTTATCCCAAGTGTTGAAACCGCTGTTCAAAAAATACCAGAACGTATGGAAACAAGTAAGCAATATGAACCAAATTACCCTGGTAAAGATGGAATGTTAAAAAAAAAAGATAGTAAAGGATGGTTTTTACAAAACATGTTTTCAGCTTTATTAAATAGTAAAGTATGCACAAATGAAGAACCTGACTCATGTGATGATAAATATAGAAGTCGAGAATATAATTTTTTTAGATCAAAAGATTGTATAGACAATATAATAGTTAATAATATTCCAAATAATTGGAAAAACATTTCAGGTATTTTAAAAACAGACAAGAGATACATACCCGGAAATGATTCAACATATCAATATTATTGGCCTGTTTATAACGACCCAATTTGGAAAGAAGGAATTCATTTTGATTGGTCAAAAGAAGAATATAAAAAAAAATTAGAAGAAAAATGGGAAGACGTTGGAAAAAAACAGGATTGTAAAACGAAAGGAAATGTTAATGAAATGTATGATAAAGCATTGGTAGCTATTAAATATTTATTAGGAACAGAAAAAAAAGAGATGGATATTATTGAAACATTGGGGGTAAAATTATGGCAAGACGATGATGGTGGAACGAGTGGTTCATGGGTTAAAATGTGTTGGGAAGATTTTAGATTGGAATTAAAAACAGTTTGGGGCAACGATGACCCATCATTTATAAATAAACATGGAAAAATTAATATAACTAGTTATCCAGAGATAATTAGTTTAATTATGGATGATTCAAAATTTTATCATCGCGTTTTAAGTTATAAAGATGACAGCACAGGAATAAATGTTCCAGTAGAACTGACCGGTACAGGTCAAACATATATTACGAAGCAAAACTATCTGCATAAATATTTCCCATTTTGGAGATTATGGAAGGGTAATACAAAATACTATATTAAAAGTGAATATCGAACGTATGTACAAGCCAAAGAAAAAACGAACTTGGCAAATGAAAAAGCATATCGAAAAAAAAAAAACGAATATGCATCTACCCAATACAAATTATCGGTAAAGTAATGAATATAAATATTTAAAATATTTAAAAATTAAAAAAAAACCAATAATATATCTATTAAATGGGTAATACTTCAACATATTTAAAAAAAGTTAATTTTGAAGATATTCAAGAATGCATAAAAAATAAACAAAAATTTTTATTAATAAATACTTTAAAAAAAACAGAGCAAAAGTGTCTTATACAAAATACAACTTCAATAGAAAATGAAGAAAAAATTATCAATGAATGTTTAAAAAAACAAAAAAATGTCAAAATCATTATTTATGACAAAAATTCACACGAAACAACCCTTTTTAAAAAATATGAACAATTATCTAATTTAGGTTTTCCAAATGTTTATATTTATCCGGGTGGTTTATTTGAATGGCTTTGCCTGCAAGATATTTATGGTTATGATGAATTTCCAACATCTACCAAAGAATTAGATATTTTAAAATTTAAAGCACAATCAGCATTTAATGGTATTTTATTACTTGGTAATTAAGTTAATAACCTTTTTATTTTTTTCATTATTTATATTAAATGAAAAAATATACATTCACTGGAAAACACAAAAAAAATAATACACATGAGAAATATTATACATCTCCAGAATTTATTAATAAAAACATCGTAAATATATTCAAAAACTTAAAAGAAAATAATAATTTAAATAATTTGCATTTTATTGACACATCTGCCGGAGATAATAGATTAGTGAAAATATTAATGGAAAATAAGTTAATTACATCTTATAAATCTTTTGATATTTCTTTTTCTAATTCTTTTGGTGAAATAGAATTAAAAAATTGGATTGGAGAGAATAATACTTTACAAAAGTATGACAAAACTAATACTTTAGTTGGTTTCAACCCACCATATGGGTATAATAATAAAACAGCAAAGAAATTTATTCAAAGGGGATGGGAAGAGCAATATAAGTATTGCATATGGTTGGTGCCAAATAGCGTTAAACCATATTTATTAGAAAGATACAAAGAATTACATGCATCTAGTTACACAAATATAGCTTTTATTGATGCAAGCTTTGATAATACAAAAAATAAAAACAAAACAATTAAACAATCAGTAATGTTATTTATTGGTGAAAGAAGCAAAATTCTCTCTAAAATAAAAAAAGAAAAGTCAATTCCAAAACATAATTATTCCATTGAAAGAAAACACTATAAGGGAATTTCTGATGATGTATCTCTTATAATAAAAAAAACAGGAAACCCAGTTCTTTTCCCTTTGTTTTATAAAACAGGATATTATTGGAGTCAATATTATAAAGGAGAAAAAGTAACCGATAAGGCTAAAATTATTGTAAAAGATGGTAAAAAATATATGCGTGGAATAAGCAAGAATAAAAATGGTGGAAAAGTATTTGATTATGCTATTGAAAGTAATGTATATTTTAGACTATCTAATATAGAAAATATTATAGATATTGAAAAGTTGGTAGAAAAGTTGGTGGAACTTGGAAATAGTGATGAATTTTTTAAACATGCAAATAAATATAAACCGGCTTCAATAACACAGGGATGGTTTATTGATTATTTAAATAATATTTTAGATATGCTGGAAAAAGTATAAGTTTAAATTGATAACTTTTTTTAATACTATTTAATAATTATTAAATAGTATTAAAAAAAAGTATTAAAAAAAATTTATTTTATTTATTCAAATGAATAAACGTGTTAAAAATGAAAAATGGTGTATAAAAAATTTTATGAGTGATTTACATTCTGGAAAAATAAAAAAACCACGTTTTCAACGGAAAAAAAAATGGAGTGTGCTTCCTGGAAATAATCGTACTCCCAATGAACAAGAATATATAGAGTTTCTTTTTAAAACAGAAAATAGTGTCCATCCAATTACATTTGGAAAGCACATGATGAATATTTACTCAAATATAGATGGAAATAATCGTATTAACGCAATTGGCCATTTTATGAGAAGTCCATTTGAAGTATTTCCCAATCATTTAAAAGAGTTAGATATATTTATAAATAATATAAATGATATACAAAATCAAGATGAAAGATATAATTTAGATAATGATGAAAAAGAACAATTAAAATATGTATTTCGTCAATTATCATATAATGAAATTATTAATTTTAAATATCATAAATATTTTAAAAACAATGGTTATGAAGATTTTTATTCAAAAAAATTAAAACAATATCGTGATGATTTTGAACCAGTAATAGAGAAAACACAAACTAAACTAAAATTAAAGAATGGTAGTGATTTTAATGAAGTCGTAATTAATGTAAATATTTTTGAAGAATATACAACAGATGAATTATGTAACATATTTGAATCAATAAACAAATATAGTAGTAGATTAACAGAAACCGAATTATTGTCATCTAGTTTATACAATGACACCAATTTTATAATTAATAATAAAGTTTTTAAAACAGAATTAGACATATGTATAAAGAAATATTATGAAGAAAAGGCAGATGGTGAAGTGTTGGAATGTTTTAAATATAATAAAGATAAAGATAATCCAAGTGCATTTGATTTTATTGTAGGGTTTCAAAATTTTTGTAATGAAAAATTTAATTTAATTGGTAAAAGCGATACAGATGGTATGTCATTATATTTTAAATTATATAACACTATTTATAATGGATTGAAAGGAACATTTACTACAAAAAATGTGAATGATTTTATAGAAAAAATTACATATGCGTGTCAGATTTTAAAAGAATTAGTAAATTTTATATTTACAGATAATATTAATGAAAAGCTATTTAATAAGCAATGTCAGAAAAAAATAATAACTTTAAAAAAAAATAATATGTTTCTTATTATATCTTGTATAATTGGTTATCATAATTTGGGGGTTGATAAATCTATTATTATTAATGAATTAGAAAAATGCTTAAATTATCATTTTATGGTATGTGATTTAAAAGATAAAGATAAGAAAGAGTTTTTTAGAAATAGTGATAGTATATCATATAGATCGGGTGGTTCGTTTATCAATAATAAAGCAAAAAAAATGTTATCTGAACCGAATGAAATTAGCAATAGAATAACAAAAGAATTATTTCATAATTTGTTAATTACATTATACGGTGAAGCTAATAATCCAGAAATTAAACATGAAAAACAAAAACGTAGAAGAGTATTAAAATTTTATGAAAAGACATTAATGTTTTATTATTATAAACAAAGTGTTCCAACGAATATTTTAAAAAATAAATTTAGTATAGAACATATTTGTCCATATAGTTGTTCATGGGAAGGAAAAATAGATAAGGACAGACCAGGTAATTTAATACCCGTAATTGATACAGAAAATTCTGGTCGAGGGAACAGACATATTTCTTATTATAGGTCAATTGATTCACAATTATATGAATATACAAAAGATATTATACCGGATGATGAAAAATATAATAATATTATAGAATATTCAAATAAATCTAAAATATGTCCAAATATTATAAATAATACATTATTTAATAGTATGTGTGAAGATAATGAAGAAATATATAAAAAAAAATTTATTGATAATATATTCAGGTTACAATAAAAAGTTTAAATTGATAACTTTTTTTTTAATAATATTTAAATATTATTAAAAAAAAAGTTAATGGATTTATCTCAAATAAAACTAACGAAAGAAGAATGGGAAGCTTTGGAAGTTCCAGTAAATAAGGATGAAAAACGCATCTTAAAATTAATTAAAGATGGGTGGGAAGACCCCGATATTACAATGAATGATGCAAATACACTTTTGAAAATGATGCGAATAACGGAAAATTTAGAAATGTTTCATAGTTATTTTTATACAAAATATTTCAAAGAGTCTATTAAAAATTTGGTAAAAAAATATTCTCTGAAATTTGATACAAAAGAGAAAAAATCAAAAAAGAAAATTAAGAAAAAAGATATGATTCGTATGCAAAATTTTGATAAAAAAGTAGATGACCTAGATAAAACCGAAATTTATGAATATTTATTGTTAAAAATGGCAAAGAAATATTTTGGATCAAAAGACAATAAAATTTATTATTACTATATTATTAGTCAATTGATAAGGAATTCTATTAATAATATTAATAGTTATGTAAATGACTTCATGCTTTTTATATTAGAAGAAAATAAGTCTAAAATTAAAATGAAAGATATTATAAAAAATGCTCAAGAATATGTTGAAAAAAATAAATTCTTATTAAAATATGCAGATATTACATTATATCCACATCAAAAAAAGGTTATTAAAAATTTCAAAAATAAAACAAGTAAGTTACTTCTCTATCAAGCACCAACTGGTACAGGAAAAACATTAACACCACTAGCATTATCACAAGGAAAAAAAATAATTTTCGTTTGTGCCGCAAAACACATTGGGTTACAATTAGCAAAATCATGTATTTCAATGGAAATACCAATTGCGGTAGCTTTTGGATGCACAGACCCTGGTGATATTAGATTACATTATTATGCTGCGAAAGATTTTACAAAAAATTACAAAACTGGAAGTATTTTTAGAGTAGATAATAGTGTTGGCGATAAGGTCCAAGTTATAATTAGCGATATCCAATCATATTTACCATCAATGAATTATATGTTAGCTTTTAATAAAGAGGAAGATTTGGTTTGGTATTGGGATGAACCAACCATAACATTGGATTATGAAGAACACCCTTTTCATGAGATTTTGCAAAGAAATTGGAATCAAAATATTATTCCCAATGTTGTTTTATCATCAGCAACTTTACCAAATATGGCAGATATTACAGAAATGCTACAGAGTTACCGATATAAGTTTAAAGAAAGCAATATAGTTGAGATTTTGAGTTATGAATGTAAAAAATCAATACCAATTATTTCAAAAGAAGGTTATAAAATGTTGCCACATTATATGTTTGAAGAATATGATGTGATAAAAGAAAGTTTGCAGCATATAGAGAAAAATAAAACAATTTTGCGACATTTTGATGTTGATGAGATTTCAAAATTTATAATGTATATCAATAAAAATGAATTTGTTTCGGATAAATATTTAATTAAAGAATATTTTCAAGAAATTGGGGATATAAATATTATAAATATTAAAATTTATTATTTATTATTATTGAAAAAATGCAAAAAGAATTGGAAAGAAATTTATGATTATTTTCAAAAAAAACGAAAGAAAACATATGAATCTACAATTAAAATTACCACATCAGATGCAAACACATTGACAGACGGACCAACCATATTCTTAACAAATGATGTTAAGAAGCTAGCTGGTATTTATTTGAAAGCATCTGAAATTTCAAGTAAAGAGATTGAAAATATTATGCAAGTTATTAATAAAAATGAGAAATGGAAAAAAGATTTGGAAAAAGTAGAAGATGGTGAAAGGCAGAGGCAAGAAAAGAAAAGTGAAATTCTTCGTGATAAAAATTTAAAAATGGATACAAAAGAATATCAATTATTGGAAAAATATAAAAAACAGATTGAAATTATTAGAAGTAGAATTCAATCAGTTGAATTAAAAAAAACATTTGTTCCCAATACAAAACAGCATATTAGAAAATGGACTGAAAAAGATGACCGAACAAATGAATTCACATGTAGAATTGGTGAAGAAGTTGTTGAAGAAATAATGCTATTAAATGTTTCAAATGCTTGGAAAATTTTATTGTTAATGGGAATCGGATGTTTTATTAGAGAAGATAAGGGAGAAGATAGCAAAGAACAAATAAAATATATGGAAATTATGAAAAAATTAGCAGAAGAACAAAAACTATATTTAATTATCGCGTCGAGTGATTATATTTATGGAACAAATTATCAGTTTTGTCATGGATATTTAAGTAAAGATTTGGCTAATATGACGCAGGAAAAAACAATTCAAGCATTTGGACGCATTGGTAGAAAAAACAATCAAATGGATTATACATTACGAATTAGAGATGACACACTTATAGAAAAATTATTCTTACCGGAAGAAAATAAGATTGAGGTTGTCAATATGAATCGGTTATTCGCCATCGAATAATACTTTTGGGAAAAGTAGGACAAAAAATAAACTTTTTTCTATGTTTATATAAATGAAATTAAATTTATATAAAAGACAAATTATTATGTTTATCGTAATGGTAATCGTTGGTATGTTATTTAATCCCATGAATATTTTAGCATATAGTTTTTCAGACTTGTATATATCACAAACACTCTTTTATGGTGGTTTATTAATGGCTTCAAATATGATGTGGGCGCACGAGATTGTTCATTATTTATCAATGGGACATTTTAATATGTTAGTTTTCTCTTTTGGAATTATTTTATCTATTAGCGTATCAATACTGTTGCGACAACAATTATTAGTGGATGAAAAACAATGGTTAAGAAGAATGATACCACATCATTCCACCGCATTAACAACGACCGAAAAATTACTAAAAAATGAAAACAATTTTAAATATAATCCACCATTATTCAGGTTAGCTAAAGAAATAGCGTTAGGTCAAAAAAGAGAAATATTATTGATGAAATCTTTGCTATAAATATGAGGTTGGTTCTTGATTGCGTATATTTATATTTTGGTGAAGTAATGTATCTATGCTAATAATAATTGTAAATAATAAAATATTAGTGAGGGTTCTTTCTTTTTTATTAACAAATAACGAATATATTATGTATATAATTAATAATAATAAAATATTATGCATAATACCTTCCCATTTTGACCATTCGTAAAACTTTTTTAATGTGTTTCGCATTTATAATATACACTTTTATAAACTTTTTGTCAAACTTTTTTTAAAAAAGCGCACTATATATTTTTTTAATCATTTCGTCTGTTTCATCCATGTTTACGCAACTATCAGTAATGCTTTTACCCCATTCCAACTTATCCGCTTCTCCAAATACCAATTTTTGTTTTCCTTCCATCAGGTTTGATTCAACCATAAAACCCATAACAGTATCATTATTTTCACTCAATAAATTAACAATATAATCTATAACATTCATTTGATTTTTATAATTTTTATTGCTGTTTCCATGCGAACAATCCACCATAACATTTTCTCGAAGATTTTTATTTTTCAATGTATTTTTCATATCATTGATAGACCCGGAATCATAATTGGTACCATATTTTGAACCTCGTAAAATAACATGTGTATCTTTATTTCCCTTTGTTCTCACTATTGCAGCTTTACCATTTCCATTAATACCATAAAAACAATGTTGATAATCAGCAGATATCATTGCATTTGCAGCAATATCCATATCCCCACTACTATTATTTTTAAATCCAACGGGCATGGAAAGGCCTGAAACAAGTTGTCTATGCACTTGACTTTCTGTAGTGCGTGCACCAATAGCGCCCCAACTAATTAAATCGCAAATGTATTGTGGTGTGAAAGTATCGAGAATTTCGTAACCACAAGGTATTTCGTTTTCATTTAAAAACAATAATAATTCTCTTGCCATTTGTAATCCCTTATTAATGTTGAAAGAATTATCAAGGTCGGGGTCATTAATGAGGCCTTTCCAACCTACCGTTGTTCTTGGTTTTTCAAAATAAACACGCATGACAACTAATATTTTTTCTTCATATTTTTTGGCAACTGATTTTAATTTTAAACCGTACTCTTTTGCCATGGAAATATCGTGAATAGAACATGGACCAATTATCATTAGCTTTCGTTTATCTTCTCCGGAGAGAATTTTCCTAATTGAATTCCTGGTTTTATCAACAAACGCAATAATTTTTTTAGTGGTGGGTTGTTTTTTATGTAAATCATTGGGGGTAATCAATTCTTCAATGGCATCGACATTAATATTGTTTATAGTTGTGTTTTTTAAAACATTTTTCTCTCTAAAAAAATTCATCATTTATATAATTGAAACTTAAAATATTTCTAAATGTTAATTATAATAAAATATTTCATGAAATATTTTATTAAAAAGGGTTCATAAGGGAAATTCCCTTATAGGGTTCATAAGGGAAATTCCCTTATAGGGTTCCCTTAACTTTAACCCACACCTCATTCTCATCTTTAATAGCTTTTGTAGAAAATTTATTTTTCGCTTTTTTCAATCTTTTATTCAATTTCTTATCTTTCTTAATTTTAATATCAGAAATTCTCATTAATGAAGGTTTATAATTTCTAACCAATAGACCTTTACAATCTATAATATTACCAGCAACTTGAATACTAATGGCATTGTCAATCTGTGGGTTTTCATATATTTTAATGGTGAATTCGATGTTGTTGTATTCTTTATGTGGCCAAGAGATAGTATATATGGAGCATTTTTCATTTAATATAAATTTATTGTCCTTTTCAACACCATATGTATTCACAATTGTGAAGTATTCTTGGTCTTTTTCATCCATAGTCATAGATTGTTTATCGAAATCACAAAAGAGTTCATGATTTTCACTTGTGATGTAAATTTTATTATAAAAGTATCCACTTGTAATGAAACCGAATAATTTGGAATCGAATCCTGTTTTTTTGTAAAACCACTCTTCCATAAATTTCTGTTTCTTTTCGCTGATTTTATCAACAGAACAATTGATATAAACATCCAAACCATGGAATAAACGATACATTGCTTTTTTATCTGGTAATTTAGTAACGCTTCCGAAAATTGGATTGATGTATGGGTCCCCGAAACTATAATTACCACCATCTTCAGTTATACCACCAAATAAAATAGGAACACCTGCAATTATAGCCCTATCACCATCTTTGAATGGACCTTGTGGCGAGCTACCTCTAATATACGTGCTTGATTCGAAATTTGTAATCATTGAAACTTGTTCAACGGTTTCAATATAATATTTACCATCTCCGTCAGCAAATGAAGTTTCATCTCTAGTTATTTTGAATTTTGAATTACCATCTTTATTTGTAATACTGGCTTCTTGACCATCTTCGATTGGAATTAAAAATCCTGTATTATCATCGATATTCTTTTCGTCTTTTAAGTTTAATTCTGCTTTACCGAAGTTTATTTTAATAACCATGATATTTGTTTTTGAAAGATTTGTATAACCCAGAGAAGCAGCTGTTGTTTTGAATTTGGTTCTTTTTGGATTATTTGCAAAGGCTAATTTTAATATATTTTTACGTTGCTTTCTTATATCTTTTTTTGTTTTTGTTGTGTCAATTGAATTTTGAAAAATGCTAGTTTCCGCTGCAAAAACTTCTGTTTCATCAACGTCTTCATTCAATTTAGAATTTTTAAATTTAGTTATAGTTTCAGTTGGAATA